CTTGCGCCCGTTTTTTTACGTGACGCCCAGTAGTTTTGGTGGAGGTGGCTGATCATGGATTCCAACACGGACAGTGACCGGTCACCGATCGTTGCGGCCGTCGAGCGGGACCTGAAGCGCTGGGGCCTGGCCGGTACCGCCCTCGCCGCGTCTGCCCTGGACATGGCCCGGATCCTCGACGACCCGGCCACGAACCCGACGCCCCGGTCGATGCTTCATGCGCAGCTGCGGATGACGTTGACGGAGCTCGCGAAGATCGCGCCGCCTGAGGCCGCAAACGACGGCATCGACGAAGTCAAGCGGAAGCGCGATGAGCGTCTCGGCGCCTGAGCTGCTGCTCGGTCACCAGGAGCCGCGCTTCCTCACCTCGCCGCCGCACCTGTCGTCATCGGGCGCCGAAGCGGTCGACTTGGCGCGGATGGCCGGCCTGCAGCTGGACCCGTGGCAGCAGCTGGTGTTGGACCATGCGCTGGGCGAGCAGGAGGACGGCAAGTGGGCTTCGTTCGAGGTTGGGCTGATCGTGTCCCGCCAGAACGGCAAGGGCAGCATCCTCGAGGCTCGCGAGCTGGCCGGCTTGTTCCTGTTCGGTGAGCGGCTGATCCTGCATTCCGCGCACGAGTTCAAGACGGCGCAGGAGGCGTTCCTGCGGATCCGGGACCTGATCGATGGGAACGCCGAGTTCTCGCGTCGGGTGAAGCGGATCACGAACAACACGTTCGAGGTCGGCATTGAGCTGATCGGCGGGCAGCGGCTTCGGTTCGTCGCCCGGTCGGGCGGTTCCGGCCGTGGCTTCTCCGGTGACTTGATCGTCCTCGATGAGGCGTTCAACCTGCCGGAGACGACGATCGACGCGCTGATGCCGACGCTGTCGGCCCGGCCGAATCCGCAGATCTGGTACACGTCGTCGGCGCCGGACAAGGACATCGCCCCGTGCGTTCCCCTGTCGCGGCTACGCCGGCGCGGCATGTCGGGGGGCGCTGAGTCGCTCACGTATCTGGAGTGGTCCGCCGACGTCTGTGATGAGTCTTGTTCGGCGGGCTGCACGGAACATGACGACCCGGCGTCCCCGGAGTCGTGGGCGAAAGCGAACCCGGCGCTGGGGATCCGCATCACCCCAACGCATGTGTCTCGTGAGTACGAGTCGATGGGCAAGGTCGGCTTCAACCGTGAACGTCTCGGCGTCGGGAACTACCCGTCGGAGACCGGCGATCAGTGGGCCGTCATCCCCGAGGACGCCTGGCGAGACCTGGCTGACTTGTCGTCGGAGCTGGCAGGCCGTGCGGCGTTCGCGGTGGATGCCTCACCAGGCGCCACACATGCAGCGATCGCGGTCTTCGGTGTCCGCGACGACGGCTTGGGCCATGGCGAGGTGGTAGATCACCGCAGCGGTACGGGCTGGGTTGTTGAGCGCGTCGCTGAGCTGATCGAGCGTTGGGATCCGGTGGCGTTCGTGGTGGACCCTGGTGGGCCCGCCGGCCACCTGATCGCAGATCTGGAAGCGGCCGGTATCGAGGTCGTGAAGACCGCGACACGGGATGTGGCGGCGGCTACGGAGTCGCTGATCGCTGCTGCTGGTGTGGCGGAGGGCGACACGTCGACGGTGCGGTTCAGGCCGCATCCGGCGTTGGATGCCGCGGTGGCGGGCGTGGATACGCGGCCGTTGGGTGATGGCAGGAAGTGGAACCGGCGCTCTCCGAGCGTAGACATTTCGCCGCTGGTGGCGGTGACGTTGGCCCGCTGGGGTCTCGCAACGTTTGTTGAGGAGGACTCCGTGGAGCCTTGGGTGATGTTCGGATGATCCGCTTGTCGCGCCTCGCGCGGGCCCGTCTCGGCTACGCCGCCGGCCTCATTGCGGCCGCTGTCGGTGCTGGCCTGGAGTGGGGTCTGGGTTTGGGGCTGCTCCTCGGTGGTGTCGCGTGTGCGGCATCGTTCCTGCTGCTCTCTGATGTGGACGATCGGGTGCAGCGGTGAACCTCCTGCGGCACTCAATGGCGCACCGTTTCGACCCGGACCCCGAGTTCGGCGGCTGGCCGCTCAGCCCGTACTTCGGTACAGGCCGGCCGGTGAACGGTGATGAGAAACCGATCCCCGCCGATTTCCTGTTCGCGGTCGAGCGGGTCATGAAGCGGAACGGGCCGATCGCCGCGTTGATGTTCGTCCGCCAGATGGTCTTCAGCGAGGCCCGGTTCCAGTTCCGGCAGATGCGGTCTGGCCGGCCGGGTGAGCTTTTCGGTACGCAGGACCTGGCGATCCTTGAGCAGCCGTGGCGGAACGGCACGACCGGCGACCTGCTGTCGCGGATGATCCAGGACGCCGACCTGGCGGGGAACGCGTTCTTCACGGTGGTCGGCACGGGCCCGGACGAGCGGATCCGCCGGCTGCGGCCGGACTGGGTGACGATCGTGACGGGTTCCCACGACGACCCGGACCTGTACGGCGATGCACTCGACGGCGACATCCTCGGCTACATCTACGGACCACGTGCGCCAGGCTCCGATGAGGGCATCGTCCTACTTCCCGAGCAGGTCGCGCACTACGCGCCGATCCCGGACCCGGAGTACCAGTTCCGGGGCATGAGCTGGCTGACGCCGGTGATCCGGGAGATCGAAGCGGACCAGTCCGCAACGCAGCACAAACTGAACTTCTTCCGCAACGGGGCGTCCCCGCAGATCATCGCGACCCTCGACTCCAGCGTGAAACCGGAGTCGTTCGAGCGGTTCAAGGCTGCGTTCGATGAGGGCCACCGCGGTGTCATGAACGCCTACAAGACGGTGTTCCTCGGCGGCGGCGCGGACGTGAAGGTCGTCGGCTCGGACCTTCGCCAGCTCGACTTCAAAGCCACGCAGGGCGCCGGCGAGTCTCGCCTGGCGGCCGCGGCCGGTGTTCCGCCGGTCATCGTCGGCTTCTCCGAGGGTCTGCAGGGCTCGAGCTTGAACGCGGGGAACTATGCGGCCAGCCGACGCCGGTTCGCTGACGGTACTCTCCGCCCGCTGTGGCGCCAGGCCGCCGGCGCGCTCGCAACGCTGGTCTCGCCGCCAGCCGGCGCGGAGCTTTGGTACGACGACCGGGACATCGCGTTCCTGCGCGAGGACCGGGATGCGGTCGCGAAGATCCAGGCGGAGCAGGCGCAGACGATCCGGCAGCTCGTTGACGCGGGCTACGAACCAACGTCGGTCGTAGCTGCCGTGCAGGCCGAGGACATGTCGCTGCTGAAACACACGGGCTTGTTCTCTGTGCAGTTGCAGCCGCCAAGCCAGGGCGTCGACCCGAACGCACCCGCCAGCGCCGACCAGCCTGCGGCGCCTCCTGCCGACCAAACCCCAACGGACACCCCGACTACCTCGAGTGCCGGCGCGGCCGGGACCACCGCAGCCGACGGAGGGCAAACGAAATGACAACGACCTTCACGCGGTCGTACCCGCTCGAAGACATCAAGGTCCGTTCTGGCGGCGATGGCCGCACCGTTGAGGCGTACGCGTCTGTGTTCGGTACGCCTGCGGAGATCCACGACCAGGACGGCCACTACCACGAGGTCATCGACTCGCGGGCGTTCGACAAGACGATCACGGAGCGCGGCACCCGGTTCGGCGTGTTCTTCAACCACGGGATGACGCTGCACGGCACGCCGTCAGAGCGGCATTCCATGCCGATCGGTACGCCCGTCGAGGTCCGTGCGGACCAGCACGGCGTACTGACTGTGACCCGTTACAACAAGACCGTGCTGGCCGATGAGGTGCTGGAGGCGATCAACTCCGGTGCGATCACCGGTCAGAGTTTCTCCGGCCGAATGATCCAGTCATCGAGTTCGGCGCGCCGCCCGTACCGGGCACGGAACGGCGAGGTCCCGACCGTCACCCGCACCGAGATCGCGATGCGCGAATACGGACCGACGCCGCTGCCCGCCTATGAGGATGCAGGGATCGTCGGTGTGCGTGCCCTGCTGCACGCGTACAAGCTCGGTGCCGCCGACCTCGACGGCGATGAGGAGCTGTCCCCGGAGGACGCGGAAGCGTTCCGTGCGGCCGTGCAGGCGTTCCTGCGGGCCCGCGGCGAAACATCAGAGCCCACCACTCCCGAAGCGGAGCCGGAGGCTGACAGCGACACCCCCAAGGTGGGGGCCGTCACGGCGGAGCCGGAGCCCGAGCAGGGCCACCACTCAGGGCCGGTCATGACCCGCGCACAGGCGCGGGCGCGACTCCTGAAGGAAGGCATCCTGCTGTGAATGAGAAAGAGATGCGGACGCGTCTCGCTGAGATCGATGAGCGCCTCCCGCAGTGCCGGTCCGAGCTTCTGACGCTCGCCGACGGCGACCTGGGCGAGGACGAGGCGACCCGCTTCGACACGCTCGAGGTCGAGCACAAGACTTTGACCGACGAGCGGGAGCAGATCGCCGCGCGCCTCGCCCGGATCGACAACGTCCGCGAGACCGCCCGCACCGCCACCGCAGTGGCCGAGCAGGGAAACGACGACGAGCGCAGCCGGTCCGCCGGCGGCCGTGGCGTCGAGTCCGGCGGTGGCTCCTCCCGCGCCGTCCGTCTCGACCCGTTCGAGAACCTCGACGCGGTCCGCTCCAACGCGCTCAGCCAGGGTGACCTGCGGGCACGCGCGCTGAACGCCATCGAGCGTGACGGCACGGACGGATTCACCGATGAGCAGCGTGAGCGTGCGACGCGTCTCATCGAGCGTGGCGACCGGCATGGCAACATCGCCCGGCACATCCTGCTGACCGGCTCGGAGGCGTACACCCGCGCGTTCGGGCGGATCCTCGAAGGTGCCCAGCCCTGGCAGCTGGAGGCCGACGAGGTCGAGGCGCTCCGCGTCGCGGAGTCGTACCGTGCGATGAACGAAGGCACCGGCGCGGCGGGAGCATTCCTGGTTCCGTTCATGCTCGATCCGACTGTCATCCTCCAGAACGCCGGGGCGGTCAACCCCTTCCGGCAGGTCGCCCGCACGGAGACCATCACCACGAATACGTGGCACGGTGTCTCCTCGGCGGGCGTGACCGCCACCTGGGTGGCGGAATCCACGCAGCACCCGACCGATGACTCCCCGACGTTCGCGCAGCCGACCGTCGCCACTCACCGTGCGGCGGCCTACCTGCAGGCGTCGTTCGAGGTCACGCAGGACACCAACGTCATCAACAGCATCGGCATGATGCTCGCGGATGCCAAGGACCGGCTCGAGGCCACCGCGTTCGCGGTGGGCACCGGGACGGGTACCCAGCCTCAGGGCGTCGTCACGGGTGTCGCGGCCGTCCCCGGTTCTGTAGTCAGCACTGGCGCCGTCGGCACCTACGCTGCGGCGGACGTGTACAACGTCAAGGGTGCGCTTCCTCCCCGGTACCGCCCGAACGCGTCCTGGGTCGGTAACGAGAACACCCTTCTCATGACCCGCCAGTTCGCTTCAGGCACCGGCCCGCAGCATGCGTTCTGGGCCGACTTCGGCATGGCCACCCCGTCCCAGCTTCTGGGACGCCCCGTGTACGAGTCGTCGGCGATGGACCAGGACACCGACACCGTGCCGACCGGTATCACCACCGGCAAGAACCTTCTGATCGTCGGGGACTTCAAGGCCGGGTTCCTGATCGTCGACAGGATCGGAATGCAGGTCAACTTCAACCCGCTCGTCGTCGGTGCTGCTGGTCGCCCGACCGGTGAAATCGGCTGGTACGCCCACTGGCGAGTCGGCAGCGGCGTCCTCAACGCTGACGCGCTGCGGGTTCTCAAGGTCCAGTAATTCACGTCTGGGCGGCCCCGTCGGTTTCAGGAGGAACCGGCAGGGCCGCCCATATGCGATGGGAGGAAGGCATGCAGCGCGCCACCACGACGTTCCATGTCGGCACGGAGAACGGCCCCCGCACCATCACCGAGGGCGACCTTCTTGAGGACGGCGACCCCATCGTCAAGGGCCGCGAGATCTACTTCGAGCCCACTGACGAATCCAAGGCCGCCAAGAAGACCCCGGCCCGCCGTACGCCGGCGAAGTCGACCGCGAAGAAGGACGACTGATGGACGCTGGGCAGGCCGCGGACCTGATGGCCGTGGGCGCCGGCGTGCCGTTGGGTGAGGGCGCCCGCGGTACGACGATGTGGCGGGTGGACCGCTGGGACGCCGACCAGACCCGCTGGGTGTGGTCCCGTGCTGGCGGTGTCGCTCCGAGGGCCGCGCATTTCGAGGCTCTTGGTGTCCGCCCGTATGAGACGACCGAGTTCGCTGGAAACAAGATCACGAACGCGGGTTGGACGCGGCTGATGAACCTACTGATCGGCACGGGTTCGACGCAGGCCCTCGACGCGACGCACACCCGTATCGGCGTCGGTAGCGGCACCACGCCCGCAGCGGACTACCCCGACACCGACTTGATCGGCCCATCGAAGTGGTTCCAGC